CCAAGTAACAGTAGATCTTTGAAATACTGGATTTTGAATTAGGTTTGTCCCTAAGTTATACGTTACACCCGCTGCTTGAGGCTGTATAACTACTGAAATACCAGCACCCCATATTCCCGTGCCACTTATAGTTTTTGTGCCTGAACTAGCTCGAAAATTTACAGCGCAGGGGTTGGCGGCAATTGGTGTTTTACTTATATTTTTTGAACCTGAATTCCAATTTCCATAAATATAATTAGCAGCTCTATCTGCTCGTATAGCTCCAGTACCAAGGCTCCAATCTATATCTTCAGCAGTATAAAAATAAAAATTTCCTTGATTAGTAGCAGTTGAAACATAATTAAGCGCTTGTGCAGCAGTGCCGTAGGTTGGTAAAGTCCCACCAGTTTGTATTAAAGTTGTAGCACTAGGTATGTCAACAGAAACAAGTTTTGATCCTGTAAAAGTAACATTTTCAAAACCACTGCTAGCAACAAAACCTACTTGTACTGATCCACCATTCCGTACTATGATTTTTCCAGTAGTGCCAAAATTTAGTGTAGGTCCTACAGCGCCGCAATTAATTGTAAATCCGCCACTGCCTACTAAATCTAATGAAAAATTATTTAAATTTAAACTAACAACATTAGTTAAACGCGCTCTTGAAACTTTTAAGTCATCTAAAAGCGTAATTGTTCTACCACTACTACCATCAAATGTTATCCCTTGAAGAGTACCGACAGTACCATTCCAGCTAGACTGTTTTCCGTTAGATGTTATTGTGCTACTTGATGCTGGAAAAATTCGGCAAACACCAAATCCATTACCAAAAGTACCCATTGTGGCACTTAAAGTAAGATTGCCTTGAACAAATAAAGTGGGACTAGTCCCAGATTGCGCGTCAATACTACCCGTAAAACCCGTAAAATTTAAAGCAAGACAAGATGCAGTTCCTACAACAGTTGCAGTAACTGTGCCTGAGGCGGCGTCAAAATACACATCATCAGAAGTAGTTGGTACACTAGCTCCGCCAGCCCCACCAGAAGTGGTAGCCCACTTGGTACCAGGATTAGAGTCCCAAACGTCTGTACCACCTACCCAATAGCGGTCTGCCATTTTATTTTCTTATTAGGCAATTCTAATAATTGCAGTAGAAGAAGTTGCTGCTGGAAAAATAATTTGAAATGTGCCTGATACAGAGCTTTTTGGTCCTCCAAAATCTAGAATAATTACAGAAGGATCTGTATAGGTATGCGTTGGGGTGCTGTTATAAATCATTGCTCCATACGCTGTAATTGTTGCGCTCGTCCAAGAGAAGTTAGCAAAACTTGGAAATGCTGTAGTACCAGAAGTTGTAGGAGATATATTGGCTAATGNTCCTCCACCAGCAACGTATGATCCAGAAGGCGGGACTTCATTAATTGCAGTGTATGCAGTGGTAGCCGCATTAAAAGTTGCGCTGTTGTCATATAAAGCAATTTTAAAAATATCGCCACCGCCACCACCGCGAAAGTCATGCACCGCTTCTAAAAGCTGCTGCTTAAAACTCGTACACATGTAGTTACCAGTAAATGCCATTTTATTCTCCTAACAGACTAATTAATTCAGAATGACCAGCGCTTTTTAATTTGTTCGCAATAGTAGCCCGATCGTTTTTAACTGCTTCTTGCATATAAAACACTAGTACTCCACGAATATGTTCTTTAAAGACTAAAGCTTGCTCACGAATCGCTGGATGAGATTGATCTCCAACGTAAAGAATCTTATCAAGTGCTGTTTCTGCAAGTTCTTCTGGGGTTAGCCCACGGTTGTCAACGGTACGTACAAACACGTTTCCTACAACAGTAGTGCCATTTTCTTGTGTAATTATCATTTGACTGGGTACCTTACTTGCCCTGTGCGGTACATATCTTGTCGATCTTTACCATCACCTAATTGTTTTAACAACGCCATAGATTCGTCATATCTTTTTTGATAGTTCGCAATTACGTCTGCTTCACCTTTCATGTAGGTGTAGCCCTCTAGTAAAGAACCATAAAGCAACGCTGAGTCAAAATTATTACCAAGCCAAGTAGTATTAGCTGTAACTATGCTTTCTGGATAGTAGTAATAGTGCATTTCAAAAGAATAATTATTATCTGGCGTCGGTCCTAAAATACATGTATTAGCGTCAAAAATAGCGTAATGAGACGGCACACCAGTAACAGCTGGAAAAGGAAAAGACTCTCTAATAAACTCTACATCTTTATTAAGTAAGAATGACTGCCCTCCAGTAAGACTACCAGAAGGTTGAATAACAGCTAAAGAAAACGTAGCTAACCAATCAACAGGCAGGCCTAAATATTGAGTACCTGCTAAACACGTACCTGTTACATTTTTTCTTAAGGCTGGAAGCTGTACTGTGTTGTATATACGTTGCTCAGCCTGCCTAATAAATGTATTAATTTGCTCCGTAGAAGTTAGTCCAGTCGTACCTGTACCTGCTACGTTTGTATATGACGCAGCTGGAAAGTCGTTCTCAACGTACCCTTTAATCGTTGCAAATAAAGTAGTGTAGTTCATTAGGGTTTACCCTTAGCCCATTGGTCCACGAGACATAACGCCCTTAGTTGCTGCGCCCGTACCCCTCATTTTGATACCAGTTGTTTTAACATCATTACTAGCTGGATCACCTAGGCTGACACGAGCAACATTCTTTACGCTTGGAGTCGATTGTTTAGCCAGCAAAGTATTTGGATCAGGGGGACGACTAACAGCCATCATAGCCTCTTTTGTACCAATTTTCTTACCTGACATGGTGTGTGGCTCAGCATATACTTCAGCGTTGCCAACTTCTTTGCCCATTACTTTTTTAGAGTATTTAGCCATTATCGACCCCTTTGGTTAGCNCAACGAGCCATATTACGACCCATAGACTTCATATTCTTNTTAAGGCTGCTTTTGCTACCTTTTGGACCCTTATCAACGATTTTTGCACCGTCATTAGGGAAAACTTTAGCATCGGTCTTGCCCTTGCTAACTACGCCATCTGCATCTTTTTTGTATCCCACAATAATCTCCTTATATTACCGTTACCGTACCTACTTGCCCTACTGCAATTAAATTATTAGGGGTTAGCTCACTATCAAAACTACTAGCCCCGCCCACAGGATTCCACCCCCACTGAATATTTCTACTACCCCCGCTAACTTGTCCGCTACTGTCAACATTAGTGGTTATCGTTGCAGTCAATTGTAAGCCATTTAAACCTGAATTTACATAACTAACATCGGGTCTTGGATCTCGCACCGCCTGTGGATCGTCAACTGGATACATGCCTAACGACAGCTGTGGTTGATCTGGATCCCAACAAGTAGGACAAACTTTTATGTCATATACTTGCTGCTTAATAATTAACTTTTTAAGCTCCTTTAACTTATACCGCTGACCACATCGGTCACATTCGGCAATAGCAAATTTACCACTGCTAAATTTATTAGGCACGGTCTACCCCGAATAATATAAACTTCGAGGTACATATCGATTAGCTGCTTTATCTCTATCTTCTGTAGAAGCCATCATCCACTGTTCTTCGTATTCTGCCTTTAAAAACTGCATTCTTGGCAGCGCATCTGGCAACTTTTGGGATAAGTAAAAAGCTAACCCAGCAACCATACAAGGTAAAAATCTAAAAGGAATATCTTGTTCTGTAACGCCGTTACCAGCATCTTGAATTCTTCTTAACCGCCAGTAAACAAATGTGTACGGACCCCCGCCGTCTCCAGTAGGCCAAACATTAATATTAGGTAGATTTTGGGTATAAACAGAACTACCTGTAAAGTGTATAGCCGCTGTTGTGCCATTTTGCCCACGAGAACAATTTAATAGCTGATTACCTGATACGTTTGAGTAACCAATTGTTTCTGAATTAATTTTAATATACCCAGATGTAGCTAACCCAGAAGCATTAGCAACCACAATCGTAGTATCTGTTGGATTAATTTGAATAACTGAGGTGCCATTCCCTATTAAAGTAGTTGCTGCAACTGCGTCAGTCATACCCGATTGACGGTTAATCCATACCTGAATAGGTCTTCCCTGTGCATTCTTATTAGGGATTGTAGAGTAGGTAGACTCCGAAATACGGCTAATATTTATATCTATCTGATTCTGCCCAGACCCAGTACGAATTACGTGGTCTAAAAGATCAATTGTGTCAGTAGGTATAGG